GCACGCTGCGGATCGAAAGGCTGGCGGTCGATGCAGGCTTCAACACCACGCACGTATATAGCTTTGTGCGCGGCATCTCGACGCAGCGGGTGATGGCCGTCAAGGGCCTGAACCATCAGCATATCGGTCCTTTCGTGGGCAATCCCTCGCCGATCGAGACGGGGCCGACGGGACGGACGATCAAGACCGGCCCGCGCCTGTGGCCGGTGAATACATTCATCGCCAAGGAGGAGTTATACCGCTTCCTGCGTCTCGCCGAGCCGGATGTAAATGCCGGCGAGCTCTGGCCGATGGGCTATTGTCATTTCCCCGAGTATTCGAAGGAGTATTTCGAGCAGCTTTGCGGCGAGCATCTGCTCACCCGCAAGGTTGCCGGTCAAACACGAACGCACTGGGAAAAGCGGCGAGACCGCAACGAGGCGCTCGATTGCCGGGTCTATGCCCGCGCCGCAGCCGTCAGCCTGCGCATCGATACTTGGCCGGAGCAGCGATGGTACGAGATCGAGAGGGCCTTGCGCGGAGGCAATATCGTTGGACCTCGGGCGCCCGCGGCGCGAGGCGGAAGAACGCAATCGCCGATGCCCGTGTTTCGATCTACGCCTGCCAATGAGGGATTTTTAGAATGAATCCAGGAATGCCCAACGGCGCTCTCATGCCGCGAAAGCCGGGATTACTGGCGCGGCTATTGGGGCGCAAACCGGCATTTCATGCGCAATCGCCCGACGGCGGCTGGAATTACGGCAGCGGCTACGGCTATGGGCGATACGGCTATAGAGATACCCCCTACACGGGCGCTTCCTGGATTCGCAAGCAACTCAGCAATTGGCTGCCGATCCGCGCCGCCGCTGACGCCGAAATACTCAGCGACATGGGCACGCTGGTGGCTCGCTCCCGCGACCTCGACCGCAATAACGGCGTCGTTGCCGGGGCTTTCCAGACGATCAACGACAACGTGGTCGGGGCGGGTCTGCGATTATCGGCGTGGCCTGATTACCGCGCTCTGGGGCGCGATCCGCAATGGGCCGAAAGCTGGGGACGCAGCGTGGAAAGCCTGTGGAGAACCTGGGCCGACTCGCCCACCTGCGATGCCGCCGCGAAGCTCACCTTCACGGGCCTGACGCAGTTGGTCTTCCGGTCGGTACTGCAAAACGGCGAGGCCTTGGCGCTGCCGCTCTGGATGGACCGGCCCGAGCTTGGGCAGTTCAAGACCTGCCTGCAACTGGTCGATGCCGATAGGCTCTCGAATCCGGGGAACATGACGCCCACGCTCTGCCTGCGCGGCGGCGTCGAGATGGACGTCTACGGGCGGCCAACGGCCTATCACATCCGCAAAATCTCGACGTGGCCCGCCATGTTCTTTCCGGCGATTGGTGGGATTGCCGGCGAATGGGAATGCATTCCCGCCGCCACCGATTGGGGCCGTAAGCGGGTGCTCCACATCTATCAGTCCGATCGCGTCGATCAGACGCGAGGCAAGCCTCTGCTCTCCCCGGTCATCGAACAGTTTCGGATGCTCGATACCTATCAGCGTGCCGAACTGCAAAGCGCCATCGCCAATGCCCTGGTCGCAGGCATCATCGAAACGCCGCTCGACCCTGCGACGCTTGCCGAGATGGTGGGCGGCGATGCGAACGCCTATCTAGCTGCGAAGAACGAATACCGCTTGCAGCTAGAAGGTGGCACGTTTATTCCTCTTTACCCCGGCGACAAGATGACGCCCTTTGCGCCTGCGCGGCCAGCGCCGCAATTCTCGGCCTTCTCGGAATTCGTGCTGCGCCAGATCGGCGTCACGATGGGCCTGCCCTACGAGCAGGTGATGAAGGATTATTCGAAGACCAATTATTCAAGTGCCCGGGCGGCGCTGCTCGAATCCTGGCGTTACTTCACTACGCGGCGGAATTGGATCACGACCTACTGGGCGCAGCCGGTGTACGAGCTCTGGTTCGAGGAAGCCGTCAATGCCGGCCTGATCGATGCGCCCGACTTCTACGAAAAGCGGGCCTTCTACACTCGTGCGAAATGGATCGGACCGGGCCGCGGCTGGATCGATCCGGTAAAGGAGGCTGAGGCGGCGCAGATTCGCCGAGCGACGGGAATTTCCACGCTCGAAGCCGAGTGCGCCGAGCAGGGGCTCGATTACAACGACGTCATCGATCAGCAGCAGATCGAAAAACAGCGGCTGATGGAAGCTGGCCTATGGCAGGAGCCAACGCAGCCAAAGCCCAACGCTGGCTTTCCAGCCGACCCCGAAGAAACGCCTGTGAGGGAGCACATATAAACCATGCCAGACCTGGCGCACAAAATCATAGACGCAGAGTACGACGAGGTGGCCGCAGCCACCGGAGATCTCGAACCCCGAGCGACGAACAGCGCAGAAGCGCGGCCTGTTTTTGAATTGCTGGGGCTGAGCGACCGCCCGTGGGCTATGACCCGGCCCAGGCTTCGCTCGCTGGTGACGGCAGCCGGGCAGCTGGACCTCGAAAGCGTAGCCGCCAGGGCCGGGACGCCGCTAGAAAACGGCAACGGGGCCCGAACGCACAACGGTACGGCTGTGCTGGATATACGCGGCCCGCTCTTCCGCTACCGCTCGATCTGGACGTGGCTCCTGGGCGGCACTTCCGTCGAGCAAACATCGCTCGCCCTGCATGCGGCCGTCGATGATCCGGGGGTGCAGCGTATCGTGCTGGCCATCAACTCGCCAGGCGGCCAGATTGACGGCATCAACGAACTGGCGAACATGATCCGCGCCGCGAATCAGATCAAACCGGTGACCGCCTATGTGGATGGCTTGGCTGCCTCGGGTGCCTATTGGCTGGCATCCGCCGCCGGTCGGGTGGTCGCCGATGAAACCGCGCAACTCGGCTCGATCGGCGTGCTGGCGACGGTCATCGATGACCGGGGCGCCGATGAACGGCGCGGGGTCAAGCGCTTTGAAATCGTTTCGAGCCAATCGCCCCTGAAGCGATCCGATCCCGCGACGGACGAGGGCCGCGCCCAACTGCAAGACATGGTCGATACCTTGGCCAAGTTATTCATCGAAAAGGTCGCGGCGTTCCGGGGAACAGTTCCCGCCAAGGTGCAGCGGGATTTCGGCCAAGGCGCGCTGATCTCTGCAGGTGCGGCGGTTACGCTCGGCATGGCGGATGATATCGGTTCGCTCGAAGGATTGCTGCGCACGGAAGCCGCGCCTGAGATCCGCAAGATCCGCGATCAACCCGGTCTGCGGGTGAAGGCCGCCGCCCCATTCGACGAAGAGGAACTCGAAGAGGAGACGGACGAGGAGCAGGTGAACGACGACAGCAACTGTCTAGACCCCGATGCCGAATGCAACGGCGACGAGGACGATGAAGAGGACGATGAGGCTGATGACGAATCAGAGGGGACGGAGCAGAAACCGGATGAAAGCTCTATACCCAAAGGAGGAGGAGACTTGATTAAGCCAACTGAGGAACGGCAGCGAATCGCTGCGATTTTAACTTGCGAGGAAGCACGCGGCCGCGAAGAGTTGGCGCGGGCGCTAGCACTCGAAACCAATCACACCGTGGAGGCCGCCAAGAAACTTCTGGCCGCAAGCCCGACGGCTGCTTCCCCCAAGGGGAATTCGCTCGAAGCCCGCATGTCCAAGATCCAGAACCCCAAAGTGGGCGTCCAGGGCGAAGCGCCTGAGGAGGATTCGCCTGCCGTCGAGGTGCAGCGCATCCTGGCGTTTGTGCCGAAGGAACGCAAGCGGATGCAGGTCCAGTAAAGGAGACTTATTCATGTCAACAACACCCCCGACTTTTCCGATCTCGAAAGCGAGTTTTACCTCGAATATCTTTACCTTCGACCCACTCTATGCCAGCGACACAATTTCGCAGAGTGCCAAGATCGCAGGCGGTTTGGGCCTTCTGACGCGTGGCACCGTCCTCATGGGCCCGAATGCCGGTCTGCCGATCACGACGGCCACCCTTTTGACCACCGTCGTGACGGGCGCGCAGGCGCGCTGCATCCTGGCGCAGGATATCGACACTACGGGCGGCCCGGTAACCGGCCTGGTCTATACGGCGGGCAACTTCCTCGATACGGCCATGACCTTCACCAGCCAGGGAGCGGCTCTCGATGCGGCGCAGTTATGGGTCTTTGACAATCACGTGATGACCGTCGAGCAACGCAGCGGCCTTCTGGTGCCGATGATGAACTTGCCGACGACCGGCGGGCCGTTGCCGCAGTCCCTATCTTCGAAGGAGGCGGTCCAAGTCAG